GTTTCAGTTTCTCCCAAGTCCATATAAAAGGTTTTGTTATCTGTTTAATCATCAGGGAGTATATTTAATAAATATTGAACCCTCTGTTGTAGATGTTGCATTGGGCGGTTCTCCCGTGCCGTAAGAGGCGTTTATAATTTCATCAACCGCAGCAGTTCCGTGGTCTCTTGCTGTCGCACTTCCTGTAAAGGTATGTGTTCCCGTCCAGTCAAAATTGTCTCCCTCACTCAATTCTTCATTTGAGATAGAGTCATTAGGCACGGTTATCCCAGTTGTAAAAGTAGGTGAAGTTGAAAACACTATTTTACCTGTTCCTGTTTCATCTGTAATTTTCCCAGCCCAAGCAGCTGAAGTTGTAGCAGTTATTGTTAAAACCGTTGAGCCAGTTACTTCTCCCGTATGAGTAGCATTAGTTATTTTCCCAGTATTAGCCACAATTTCGTCCCATTTAGCATCTGTAAGCAATCCCGCCGTTCCGTTAACGGCAGCAGGAATTGTCACGTCGTCCGCTCCGCCATCACTTGTAATTGAAATAGTATTGGCATTAGTTGCTCCTATTTCTAGTGCAGTTGAAACATTTTCTATATAATTGTCTGTGTGGATTGTTCCTACGCTTGAAGTCCAATCTAGCCCACCTGTTCCACCCTCATAAACAAGAGTTCCCGTAGTAGCTGGTAAAGTTATAACTAAATCAGAAGCCGTGTCAGAAGCTATTAGTTGAGTTTTATTAGAATCTATGTTGTAAAATGTAATGTAAGTTCCGCCATCGGAGGTTCCGTCTAAACATATTCCTTCTAAACAATCTCCTACCGACAAGACATCTCCCGAACCAGCTGATGTAGTAGTAGAAACCACTCCGCTATCTACCCTTAGAACACCAGTCCAACCAGTATTCAGTGTAGTATCCCCGCTAACAATTATGTTTGTTATTGTGGTAGTCGCAAGAACAGTAGCTCCTCCGTCTACTAAAGTTACATCATCTAACCAAGCCGTTAGTTCTGTGTGTTCTGATGAATTCAAATGATAGTATTGGTCAGTAGTTCCTCCCTGTAATGTGCTTAGACTATTATCTTTCCTATTAAAAGCCCAAAATCAGTTAAGTGGTCTGGTTTTGCGGGTTCATCAACTACTTCTGCTTCTGCCAACGAATAATCTCCTTCTGTTCCATATCTTACATAAACATGCTGGTCTCCCATGTGTTTATAAACCCAGAATACTCCGTATTTAGCATTGCCCACATCTCCGAGAATTCCGTCTCCGTCATCGTAATGTTCGAAATCTATCGTAGTAGAAGTGGCTGTGTCTGTCCACCCACTACTGCCATCAGCATAAACAGTCCTAAATGGAGTAGTGGTGCTGTTATAGGAACTCACTACAACTCTATTTATTCCAGCATAAGCAGCTCCAGAAGTCATCGCAAAATTATTTGTTCCGATATAAGAAATTACAGAACCACTTTCTAATTCGTGTTCCCTTAAGCTTCCTGCCCTGCGATGAAGTGCAAAAATTCCGTCTTGAAAATTAAATCCTCCACTAATATAGTGAACACTACCAGTGGTATTTTTCATTACTTTTCCAATGGGGATATTCCTTTGGTCTGCTATATAAGGATTAGATTCAGAGAGCGTGATAGTCGGTGAACCTCCATTATAATTTAATGATATGAAATAAGTTGTGCTTGTGGCGGTTATTGATTGGTTGTCCTGCTCTGCCAAGGTTACATAAGCCAAAGTTCCAGTAACACTATCAGATGTTCTCAAAAGAGCCGTTAAGGCGGCAACCTTAAATGTCCCAGCGTTAGTGCCTTCTGTAATCTCTCCCCCAGTTAGAACAGACGGAGAAAGTGGTTGGTCTATAAAATAAGATTTATCAGGCATATCGTCTAAACTCACCTGGCTCGCCCCTGTTCCCCAATCAATCATTGTGTCGTGGACTTTATCTGCCCCTATTGTAGTTGTAATTGAAGTTGTCCCTATCCCAGAAACATCTCCAGATAAAGTTATTGATTCGTTTCCCGTTAAGTATCCTGCTATTCCGTGGTCTCCCCACCCATAAGCTAAATCCCATTCAGCAATTGAACTGGTGGCAGGAATTTCATATCCAGCAGTGATAGAAAATACTCCTGTCCCACTTGTATAAGTCAAACCGTCTACTGTCTCAGATATGGATACTCTTGCCCTTGCGTTTGTGTAATATAAATTAGAAGAACCCTCATCCAAAGCATCAGTTGTGGTAGCCCACCATTCTGCCTTAGAAAGCCAGTCAGTAGAGGATGCGATCCATATTGGGTCTGTTTCTGATGCAGCAGTAATGTATCCAACATCATTGGACCACAAAGAAATACTCCCCGTTGCAGTCCCGACAGTGCCCAAGGTTGTTATGCTCGTTGATCCTGCCCATGTTGAAAGTTTAGTATTTTCCACATCACCAAGTCCAATAGAAGTTCTTGCGGTAGCACCAGACTCTCCTATAAATTTAGAACCATCGGCCACAATAAAAACTCCGTCAGTTGTGGTTATGCGAGAAATACTTCCCAACTTAGAGGAAGCGTGTTTAATGAGATAATCAATAGATGAGGCCATGGCAGAACCATCTACACCTATCTTAGATTCAATAGCGTTCCATTCAGCTGATTTGATTATATCCCCAGACGAATAACTATTAAGAGCAGTAGGAAAAGTGGAAGCAAAAGCAATCCCTCCTGCTATTAACACAGTAGCCACTACAACCGTTAAAATTTGTTTTATACTCATGTTTTTGCTTGTTTGGTAAATGATACTGGGGGTTTGGCTGTTTTTGTATAAGAATCTCCTACCGTTTCATCAAATTTTGCACTACCAAATGTTCCTATGTCAAAGTAGCCAGTTTTCCCTGCTCCTTTGGGTCTTACTGTTTTAGAAAAACTTGTTGCAGGTTTTGCAGTTTTATTAAATGCCATCAATATTCAAACCCATCATCGCCCCTACTAGAGGCCGATGGAAGTGATGCTAATACTTCTACTCCCAAATTAACAGGCATAAAGTTATCTAGCTTATCCTCTAAATCCTTTTCATAATTCTGTTCTCTCGTGCTTAACTTTATGTTATTCCTGTCCTTATACTCAATAGAAACTCGTCTGGCCAAAAGCTCGTGAAACTCTCTTGGAAATCCATGAGTAGTTGTGCTTGGATCTATTGATAAATCAGTCGTTCCAACCAAATTAGCCAAATCAGCAGGGAAAGAATTATAGATCATGAGAATCCCTCCAATAGCAGTAGCAATAGAGCCTGAAAGAATGTAAATAGCTTTTCTTCTAATAAAATACTGAGGGTCTGTGTTGTTATGATATTTTACAATCTCGCTTTCTGTATACCCCTCTTTATATTTATGAGAACTACTGAGAGGTATTGCCACAGTATAAGCTGAGGCAGTTGTGAATCTTAATTGTACCTCTACAAGATTATTCATCACATCATCGGGAAAAGCATATTCTCTTTGGTTATAAACTAAATCATCTACCGTAGGTACATTAAAAACCTCTGGCCTTACTTGTTGGATTTGCCCAGCAATGTCATCTTTGAAAATATTCACATCTATTAACACTGCTGATGATGTGTAAGTCGTAGAATCAGTATTGGTTTTTGTGCGAATCATTGCTAATAATTGGGCACCAGTCATTTTTTTATGTTAATTATTCACTTGCTATTACATGAGCAGAAAACGATCCTGCGCTTGTCGTGGCGAGGTTAACCCTTATCGCTTTTAAGGCAACAAACGGATCAAGCCATAAAAACACTCCAACAGAAGTCTTAAGTGATAAAGTTGAACCGACCCTACTTATGCCATGAGCCGTAGAAGTGTTTATGTTCTCAATCAAAGTGTTGATACCAAGCCAATCAGTCCCGTTAATCGTTCCCTGAATAGTGTATACTCCGTTCCCCCCTGCACCAGATAAACCAGATGCCTGGAATTGTATACCTACTCTTTTCATTCCCTCTATGTTCACTATAACTCCGGTTGCGGTGGTCGTTACAGCATTTAAGGATACTTTTTCTATAAAATTCATATTATTAAATTAATTATAAGTCCTTAAGTTCTTCGCCTTACCCCCACGAAAAGGGAGGGGCAAGACAAGAACTCAAAGTTCCTATACTGCGACTACCTTTGCTCCTTCTTCAAGTGGTTTATATCTAACACTCCATTTAATCGCGCCTGTATTAGATTTACTACAACTTAACGAAAGATTTCCTGCAGCCACAACAATCGCTCCAGCTTGGGCGATATGAGTTCCACCTGTCGTCGCTACCATTGCATTCGCCAATGTCCCCGTAATGTTATACATCGTTCCTACCGCATCAGCAGAAATGTTCAAGCCAGTAGTAGTAGAACCACTAAGTTTAACAGAACTTGACGCTGGTAAAGTCGGAACAGAAACCAGGAATGCAGTACAATTCTGTGTCTGAATTACAGTAGTAACTTCTCCAAGAATCTCTAATATCTTAACGGCCCCCACAATGGAAAATAATGCAGCTGTTGCTGTCTGGGGCAATGTGGCAGGAGGTTTAGTAACTGTTCTCTCAAACAAGTTCTCCTCTGAAACTGCCCTTGCGATATCTTCTGGAAATTTAGCCATTTGTTTGATAACCGCCTTAGAAGGGATACTCCCTGACGGCCACCGATTAATTGTTTATCCCGTTGCAAGCCAAGTCAATTGTGCATCTTTTTGATTTACCGATGGATCTACTTGTAAGCCCACAGTAAACCCATTGTCATTCTGGGTAATACCGAGAGATGTAACCAATGTTCTCGTCCCTGATGCAGAAGATACTACAGCAGAAGCGGCGGCCATCCCCTCGTACCATTCCATCTGATTTCGCAAAGTTAGATTTATTACCCTAACATGCCTTGGCTTAAAACCTGTTACGATAGTAAAAGCAGCTGCAGTGGATGTCGTTAAATATCTTCCTACCGCTCTTTGCACAGGACTACAATCATTTGTCTTTGTTTGTGTAATAGCCATACTTTTTCAATTAATGATTATCCTAATGCGTACCAACTGATTTGCTCAGCCGTAACATTCACATCTGTGTCAAGGCCCACCGTGAAACCATCAGATGTAAGAGTAATGCCATTAGTAGATGCCAAAGTTCTTGTACCAGCAGCTACTGTCTTAATACCATAAGCATCTGTCATTCCCTCATAAAATTCCATCATATCTCTGGAAGTCACATTGACTACCTTCACATATCTTGGCTTAAATCCACAGACAATAGTAAAGGCAGCCGCAGTAGCTGACTGGATGTATCTACCCACGGCTCTCTGCACTGGTCCTCCGTCTTGTGTTTGTGTTGCTGTAATAGCCATACTTTTTAGAAATTAATTATTCAAGAGGAGACGGACTTCCGTCAATTCTCATTGACTTTCCGTCTTCTTTTCTAATCATAAAAGCATCAGCAGAAGCAGTCTGATCAAAGTGCTTCATTACCATTTCTGCTATTTGCTTTGGGACAGACACATATCTTCCCTTCTGTATATTCATCCTATAACCATTAAGATTGACAGCAAAAGTAGATCCTTCCGCATCATTAGATTCTCTTGGAATTATAATTGAAACTTTCTCCTGTTTTGCAAGAGATGCTTTCATAATCTCTGCTTTAGTTCCAACGGGAGCGCGACCTCCCTCAACTCCATCCTCTTCTGTCTCTGGTTCAGGCCTTTCTTCTAATTCTATTTCAGGAGTAGATTCTTTTAACTCAGATTCCCCCAAAACACTAATCGCCTTGATTAGTTCATCACGAGTTTCTAATGTATCCCAATCTTCTACCCCATCTTTCTTAGCCAATTTCCTTAAATCAGCTAATTTCATCTTTGAGATTTTCTTAATCATATTATCTTAGATTAATAATAACTCTATGTAACTGCGTGTTCTAATCTCAAGATAAAGTTCTCATTCAATATCTTAGCAACAAAGGTTGCTTTCCACCCTGATGTCTGTCGTTGGTCTAATGGATCAGCACTACCACCCGAACCTAATGGTTTGATGATATTCCTTACAGCTTCTCCAGAAATTCTGGTTGTTCCATAAGCATCTTTACCAAAGATTAAAGTATTATAAACATCGATAGATCCTGCTCCACTGTCTTCTTCAACCATAGCATTAGTGGATTCAATAAAACGAACCTCGTCTAAAGCGCCAATTTCTCCTTCCATTGCTACTTTCTGACCATATTCCTCAACTCTTATAAAACCTGAAATATTCTTCAAGTCATAAGTAGTTCTTGGATGAACAATCCCGATATAAGCAGCCGAAACTGGGCTGGTATTAAAACCAGTACCTGGATCAACTTGAGAATCAATTCTTTTACAATCATTCTCTTTCAAGGTTCTAACAGCTTCTTGTACTTCGGCTCTTGTGATTTTCATTGCTGATGTAATCGTAGCTGTAGTCGTAGCAGTACTCGCATACTGGACGGTAGTACCAACAGCCATGACATTTCTGCATAATTGGTCAATGGTATCAGCGAATTGAACACCGAGTAATTCTGCTGTTTCTGTCAAGACTGGGTCTAAGGTAGTGAACACTAATTTATCTGTCAAAGTCACATAATCTCCATATTGAAGTGCTGTAGCAGTCACATCCGTGATAGCTAACTTACTTCCTGTAGGAGTTACGCCCTCAGTCAACGCAGTTGTCGCAGCACTCAATAAAGTATATCTACGAAACTTAATATCATCTCCTGCATTTCTTGGGATATCCCTGATTTGTGCCCATCTTGTATGGACAAATAAAGGAATAGCTTTTGCCAATAGAGATCTATCGTAGTAATAATTTACTGCTTGCGTTACATCGCTTGTAGTAGTATTAGGCATATTAACTTAAATTAATTATTTGAACTGTCTCGTCTTTACCTGATGTTGCAATTCTTTGAATTTCTTATCAGACATCTTCCTAACATCAGGGATGCCTCCTGCATCTTCTTTTGATCTCCTGCTATGACCGCCTATCTTTGTTTTGTTTGCTTTCTCGTCTGCTTCTGCAGTACCCAAAGCAAGTCCGAATTTCTTAGCGGCCAAACCAAGAAATATCATTTCGTATGAAGCACCTTTGTAAGATGGATGCTTCGCCCACCTTTCAATGTCTGCTTTCATCTTTGTGGCCTGTTCCCCATACTGAGGATGACGCAATAACTCATTGAGTTCTTGAGCGTCTGAACCACTTCGCACGACATCAATGATAGGTTTTACAGCTTCGTCAACCTGTTCTCTTATATCGTTAGGTTTATCGTCACCGTAATCATCGTCTTGTTCCTCTTTCAACTTCTTAATCTTCTTTTGTTGGCGTTGGATTATAAAATCCTTAGCACTCCTGCGACCTTGAGGATCGCCCAAATCTGGTTCTTTAACCTCTTCTTTAACTTCAGGTTCTTGAGGTTCTTCAGGTTCTGGCTTATCCTTTTCGGGCTTCTCTTCTTCACGATCCTCTTCAATAGGATCGGTAATGTCTTTTTCTTCTTCGTCTGCCATATTGTCTTTCTCGTAGCTCACTTCGGTTGGCGAAACCTTATATGCTACGGATTAATTACACAGTGCCTAATACACTGGAGACCCTCTAACCGAGAGTCAATCCACTGCCCAAGGGTCGACACTTGGACGAGTGGATTCACTCCCCGTTACTCATAAGGATCAAGGTTTATTTCCCCTGCTTTAGCTTTTTTATGAAGATCAATCATTGTATCTGGTAATTTAATTAACTCCATTCTGTCATTTCTTTGATCTTGTAACGAAGTTAATGTATCACTTTTATCCCACTCTTTACTTCCGTGTAGCTTCTCCTCTGTAGCCTTAACTTGGCTTTCTAAAACTTTAACAATATACTTCCAACCTAAATCTTCCTTTAAGATTTTCAATGCTTTAACAATCTTCTCTGGCGTTTTAAGTGTAGACAAATCTGTTGGTTTTACATTTATGGGCTTCATTGTGTTTGACTTAATTCTTCTTGCGGTTGGCGATTATCTACTTGTCCTTGTCTTGCCTGACCGCTCTGGCCACCTCCCTGAATTGGTTGATAATTCTGCACGGGTGCTTCTTTAACTGGTTGTTGGACTATTAGGTCGGGTCTTGCCTTTTTGGCGAACATGATCGCTTTGTGCGCCTCCATATGAGCTAATTTAGCACCTGTATCAGCTGCTCTGTTGTGAATCTCCATATGAATAGCATCATCATCGTTAAAACTAACTTGTGGTAATTTATTGTTATTTATCTTTTTATTCTCGTCTTCTGCTCTTAATTCATCTATCCCCTGAGGAAACATCATCATAATAGTCATTTTTGAATACCCCTGAATTTGTGCCAATCGCCTCATAATAAAAGCATGATTAGCCTCGGGATATTGTAAAGCAATTTGTGCCATATTTGACATTTCTTGATATTCCTTTTGTTTTTTTACTTCTGCCCTATAAGCACTCTCAATAAATACATCAGGATCAACCTTACCTATCAGATTTTCGGGAGTTAAGGGTCGCCACATTGGCGCTAATGGTCCTTGTATTCTTATAATCTTCTCATCTGTCTTCTCGGTGAAGTGTTCTTTATACAACCAATACCATTGCTCCCAGAATCTAACTTCTGACCAACCAAAGATACGAGCTGATAAAGAATGTCTTGCATCTTTACCCTGTGCTATCATTTGTGTTTCACCTAGAGTCCTGTCTTGTCGTGGTTGAACTCCTTGCGCTATCTCCGGGGCAGCCACTGCCTTTTGTGCAGCTACATCTAAAATATTTAATATCAAATTAACCTGTTGGTGGAATACTGATTTCTGAATTGGAGTTACCGCGTTGTTTACATCTCCCTCAACAGGGATAAACTTATTAAATTCAAATTCTAAATCCTTATCGTTCTTAATCTTTTTCTTGTTAAAAAGATACATAGGATAGAGATCGGCCTTAGCTGATTCCATTCCTAAGTTAATCATAACTGCCCTAGCCCTCTGCTTATCCTCAATCAAATCAGGAATACTCACTCCGTCCCAATCATGTGATATAGGGAAAATAGGTCTGTCAATTAAGGCCCACCTGTCATCTTTCAATTCTTGTAAACGAATTAACAGCTTCCTTCCATTGCCGGAAGTTACAATATACTTCTTGCCACCAATATGAGTAAACCATTCTAATAACTGATACTCATAATTCTCATCAAGGGCTTCTTCCTTATCTCGGATTTCATCAAGTCCCTGTGCATCTCGTCTTGCTTTTTTGGCTTTATCTCTCAAACTATGTCTTCCATCTTTTTCTTTTCTTAATTTATCAACATTAAAATAGGCAGAGTTAGATTCAAGTTCTGCCTTAGACAATCCAATCTCTCTGCCAAAGAACCTTGCAGCACCCATACCTTTTTGATTACCATTTACAGATGTAGCCCTCGGGTCTCGTAAGAAAGTCATCGGGTCCCACACCTCGGCCACGGGACACATTCGTTCTCTGTCAAACTCAAACAAACCCATAAGACCTCTACCGAAGAAAGCAGCATCCCAAATCCAATCATAATCCAATTCATTCTTGCGCATTATATTGTGGTCGTATTTGGCAGTAGCAGTTAAATTCTCTGCTGTTTCCTCGTCTCCCTCTTCTCTACCTTCAAAACGAGAAGTTAAAATATCATCATAAAGAGTAGCCAATACAGTATTAAAAACAGAAAAAAGCAGGGGATCACCTACCTTTGCTTGTTCTCGTCTTTGGTTGTTATAAAGTTTAAGTCGTTTTAATCCTACCTTGCGTTTATCTTGTGTATATTCCCAACATAACTGAAACTCACTCTCTTGCTGAAGCAAAATACTTGCCTCCTCCTCCAGAGATTTACCGGACTTGCCTATGCTCTGCTCCTCTGTGTTATCTTGTTCCTCGTAATCCTTTTTAGAATTACGCTTTGGCATTTTATTTAATCAACTCGTCTATTGTAATCTTAGCACCCTTTATCGCAAGTGCCACACAATCCCTTAACTGCCTTTCAGTATAATCTACATTAAGCATTTCTGTCAAGAGTGGCCTGTTAATAACTATATGATTACTATACAACTCATTCTTGAAAATAACCATGTATTCAAACATATTACCTATCTTTCTTATATAGATTGGATGCTTCTTATATTCTATTTTCTTTAGTATTTCAATTTTTTTCATGTTCTATTAAATCACTTCTCTTAACTCCAATTCTAACACTCAATGTGCCAATAGGATATGGCTTCTTAAACCCATTCTGTTTGAACCATGCCCATTGTGCTTTGTCTTTCTTGTTATACTCCTCGTAAATGAATGGACTATTCTCAAACACTTTTAATGGATTCTTTATTCTGTGGTGTAAGTATTGTGCGTAACCTACTACGCCTACTGTTGGGTTGTGTTGTTTTTTTTCAGTCATTATATTTTGTAAATGGCCCACTTAATAATAAATCAAATAAATATTTATCAATAGTTTTAGCAGAATAATATTTCAATATTTTAGCCCTTAATTCCACTGGCAAATCACTTACCATTATCCCACCAAGCAAATAAACAATCTTTCTTTTTAATCTTTTAATCATATATCTCCATCTTTTTGTTACTTATAACTCCTATCCCAGATGACCTATTGGATTTTCTCATTGGAGTAAATCCTATTTCTTGAACAAGAATTCTCCCAAGGTTCTCAATTTCGTGATCATCTTTATCCATAGGCTTCTCCATCGGACTCTTGCGGTCAGCAGCCACTCCTCGCCACTCATCCCATTGATAATGTTCCATTTCCCAAATAGACCTCGTACAAGTACTAAAGAAATAAAGCTCAGGTGCTATTAACATTTCCTTTCCCTTAAGTTCGTAGTCCAAAGCATCTTTGATTCTACGATCAGACCTTGCTCTTACTTTAGTGGCCTTCTCGTAATCTAAATCATATTTGTTATACAACTCACCTGCCAGAGTACTTTCGGTAGGATTGATTTGATGCTTGTCTTCTACGAAAGCAGCAGGATCGGCTATCCTTTTAACAACTCTATACCTATCTGCTTTGTTCTTAATCTCGGTTGATAACTGACTTGTAGTAAATGTATCGTACAATTCATCAATAACATACTTGTTTCCCTTCCTATCAATAGCCACCCACATCACAGCGTCAGGGTTTCGTGGATGTGGATCAAGCGCCTCAACCACAACATAATCCTCTTTGGTAATCTTAAATGGTTTTATAACATGAACTTTGCGGTCAAATCTCTTGAATATTATACCAACTAAATGATGAAATTTACCGTATATTCTCGCCTGTTTATCATCTTCTGAATATTCTGCAATCATTTTCTCTATATCTGAGTGCTTTAATCGCCCTCTAATACCATGCTCTATGCAGTTTGCTTCAACATCTGCCTCAATATAGTCCCTTTGTCTCAGGTCTTTACTATCTTTACCAACTGGTTTATATCTTAGAATGTGATCATACATCCAAGCAGAACCAGTTAAAGGAGTAGCTGTTATAAATATAATCCCACCCGTTCTCATCCTGGCGACAGTAGCTTTGAATATTTCAAATGGAGGTGGCTCGTCAAACCAGGCCCAACCTAATGTGGCTGACTCGTACTCCTTAGACGACTGCTCATAAGTCATTAAATCAAACTTCCAACCCGTATCTGTTTTCCAAATAGAATCATAATTCTTACCAGCTTTATCGTGCTTATATCTACCATAGGGCAACCATTTCTTTAACTCCGGGACTATAGTTTCTTTAATTGTAGTAGGGTCTGAAGCTATCCTGCCTTGTTTGGCAAAAGGAAACTTATCAAACAATTCTAATCCCTCAAACCATTTATTGCCAGACTGGCCATACATAAAATGAGCTATGATATTTGTGCCAGCGGCTGTCTTGCCCACTCCATTGGCAGCTGATAACAAAGAAACAAAAACCTTATTTCCCCCAACCATTTGAATAAATTCCTCTACCTTACCATTAGGTACAAAATATTTATGCGGGTTAAGCTTCCTTCTTATCGCCAAGCTCCTTTCCAAGCTCGCTGTGCTTATGTCGCTCATTGAGCGCGTTTTCAATGTCTTGGTCTGTGAGTTCGTCATTGTCGTCTACAAACTTAATTTTAGTGGCAGCATATTGACCCTTAATCTTATAAAACATATCAATCGCCCCCTTTTTAACATGTAAATCATCAAACTGATTCATTAAATATAAATGCTGTTTAGTAGCATTATCATCATTAAATCCATACTCTTCCAATTTAGATGTAATATAAGCAAAAATCTTAGGTTTAGTTAAGTATTCGCTTGCCATCACGGCAGCCACATTATCATTCTTTGGTTTGTATCCCGCCTCATGAATAGCATCAACTCCGCTTCCCTTAAATTCTAAATACTTCTCACAAAAGAGTTTCTCCTTAAAGGTCAATGTATACTCCTTTCCATCTAACCCTTCAAATTTGAAATAAGTTGCTTTAGCCATTCTTGCTTAGGTATTAGTTTCTTTTTAGTTTCTTTAGGCATTTAACTTTAGATATAATTTAGCTACTGCTTCCCAACGAGTTTTGGCTACTGTTTCTATGTATTTTTCATTATCCATTTCGCCATTATCGGTATGCCAACCACCCCTACTTCTTTCTAAAACATCAATACCTTCCCCACACTCTTCCATAAGTTCATCAAGTGTAGGCAATTCAACATATCCTGCCTCTCCAGTTGGATTAACAATGTCTCCATTTGGCAATGTAAACCTAATCTCTCCATTCTCATATAGTATAAAAGAACAATCCCTTGTTAAAAACCCTGCATCTTTTAATTGTTTACATATTTTGTATTGGTCTGTCATGTTTGTCTTAGTTAATTAATCTGGCTCGTCAATTTTCAAAGATATTCTTTCATCGTGGTTAAAACCAAATATCTTTATAATGTGCTTTAGGGCCTGGGCAGTTATTCCTGCCTTACCTATTACTAGGCCCATGTCACTCTTCTGAACTTTCACAACAAGGAGAGTTCCCATGTCGTCTTCTGTTCTTTGTATTATTACTTTCTCTGGGTTCTTTACTATACCAGTGACCAATATAGATAGAAATTCTTGATCTGTTATTTCCATTATGCTCTTTACTTAATTATATACCCAAGTTTTTACTTTTGACATATCTATATATAGGCGACATTTCCTGTTGGTACAAACCACTGCCATTGCCTCACGATTGACTCTGCCGTCCTCCAGTAGTTTATATATCTTCCGATACCTTCTTCCACAATTTGGACAATGAGTGTTTTTACTTTGGTGATAGTCCACAAATTAGAATTACTAACCAGATAACAACTGCATACATAGCAAGATGAATCAATATTAAAACTTTTAAGTCATCAAGTAGTTTCATTACCTTTATTATAAATCCTTAATAACATGCTGTCAACTATTTTAATTCCCTTAATACTTCAGTGATAACATTCTTCAATTTCTCAAGTTTCCATTTTAGATTTTTGTCTGGTGCTTTTACTCTTGGCTCACTATCTTTCTTCAACAAGGAAAAAAATTCCCACATATCTATCACGGCATAACATTCGGGACTTGCTTCTGGTGTTCTTGGATCTCTAACAATTAAAGCCCACTTATCACTATTCCAGTTTCCTATCTCTGCCTGTTTCTTGGCTTGATCAATACTCTGCCACCATTGAATACTCTTTTGGTTTTTGCACTCTAAAAGAAATGGCAAATTACAAGCTATATCGCCCTTTCTAAATCCGGCACCACTATTTGCTTCTCTGCCAGCCTTTCCTAATCCTTCTGCTGTTATTTCTTTTGCAACAAATAGTTCAAATCTACTTCCTTTCTTTTTTGCTGATATTGGTTTCATATAAAAATTCTGTTAGTTGTTCTCTATTATTATTTTGATAACCATAAATCTTGTGAAATTTATCGTGGCATTCTTTACAAAGCGTTATTCCATTTGAAACCTCAAACCTCAATTTTTTCTTGTTAGCAAAGTTTTCAATATGGTGAGCATTCAAAATCTTTCTCTGTTTTTTACATCTTTGGCAAGTCCAGTTGTCTCTTTTATAAACCTTTCTCCGCCAATTATAATAATCTATATTCCTTCTTATTTTTTCATTCTCTGGAGAAATCCCACCCTTCCAATTATTACTCTTTTCTCCGCTTGTTTGTCCTTTCTTAAAGCTTCCAGAATTCATTTTCATTATCCCTTTCGTCCCCTTGTTCCAAGGAATTAACCCCTTCTTGAATTCAGTTCTTATGGAATGATGTTTCCCTTTATGTGCTTTCCCAATTTTTTCTTTGGATTTCTCTGAAAGTTTCCATTTCTTAGGGTCTCCTGCTCTCGGCTTTCCTAATTTTGCTTTTCTCATTTTTTCTTTAACCTCTGGTTTATCCATTCCCTTTTTAGTCCATTCGCTAATCTTTTTACTATTCTCTTTCTGATGTTCTTTTAGCCAATTCCAATAACATTTATAGCTACAAAACTTAGCATTTTCTCTTTTCGTTTCAAATTCCTTTTTACAATATATACATTTTTTAGTCATTCTTTCATCATATCCCCCTTTATCTTACCCGTCAAGTTTTTCAAAGCGCTTTCCTTTTTTTATTGCTGAATTAGGTTTCATCTTACTGCTAAATAAATTAAAATTAACATTCCCAATTGTAACAGCAAGGCAGTTGCCTTTAGTATCTGAATTACATTTAGCTCTTCAAAAATAAACTTACTTAATTTTTTCATCTTTCCCTTTAAGTTTTTTATCTTCTTGCCCGGCAATCTTAAAATCTAATATTGGGATTTGATGTCCTTTTTCTTTATCAATCTGTTCTTTTATTTTCATTCTCTGTTCGTGTGATAAGCCCTTAAAATCATATTTTCTTCTATTCAAACAAAAATACCAATCAGCATCGTCCCTTTGTATCTTATTCATATTGAATTCAGACACAAAATCTATCAACATTCTCTTTAATTTTGGACTTAACCTTAACGCAAGAACTACGACCTTTTTGACTTTAAGCCACCTTCTCTTTTGATTCTTTGTGTTATTCCTTTTGATTACTATATCAAGAATGCGCTTAACTTCTTTGACAGTGTGATCCTTTAGATCTTCTACGCTTATCAGGGGGAATATATCCTGAATCATAAACCTATACGCGTTGTCATATTCAATGGCCATACAAAAAAGATATGCTATCTCCTCACATACTTTTACCATTCGCACATTTTTAATCTTACCTATCATTATATCAAACACCCTAATCATTTCTTTAACAGATATAGTGTATTTGCTCGTATCTACGTGTAGTTTTCTGATAGGATCAACTGCTGTCTTAGCATAAATCTCTGCAAATCGTATTAAAAACTTCTTTGAGAAAATCCTTGTTAACAAAAGAGCAAAGCCAAAGATAATCTTAACTATCCACGGCATATCATGAATGATGATTGGTATATTAGACAATAAATTCTTCGGTATTCCAAGAGTTTGCCCTATGTGAATACTTGGAAAACCCTTATAAAGATAACTACATCCAACTAATTTACAAAATGAACCTCCCTCTGGTGGCATAATCATTTTCTCTACTAGTCCAAAACAATCCTTACCATCTCCATAAGCACCTGCTATAAATTGAATTTGTCTTCCTTCCATTTTTGTCCCTATACTTTCTACATCAATTTCATCTTTTGTTTTGGTCATATTATTTGGTTAATTATTTTTTAAGTTCCTTAATTTCTCAAATGCCTCTGAAACTCCTTGTGCTGTCCATTTAGGAACATCTACCTTATCAACTATTCTTTCTATCTCTTCTAATAGTTGTTTCTTTTGGGTAGAGAGGGCTTTTAAGATAAAATTCTCAACAGCAATCCAATCAGTTTTTCTTTTTTCATTTGTAAATCCACCCAGTTTTCGCAATTTTCTAAA